GCCTCGCCCGAAAGTCGGGCGGACTTCGCAAGGTCTACACAGAGATAGAGAAGCTGAAACTACAAGCAGGGGCATAAGATGGCACGAGCATACTCCGCCAGCGAGGTGCTGGCAAAGAAAGTCCCTTCGATCCCCTTCGAGGGGCGCTGGAGGGAAGCCTTCGGCGAACCTGGGAGGGCGGGGGTGTGGCTCATCTGGGGACAATCAGCAAACGGCAAGAGCTCCTTTGCAATGCAGCTCGCTCGAGAGCTCTGCAAGTACGGCAAGGTCGCCTACAACTCCCTCGAGGAGTCTATCGGGCTCTCCTTCCAAGAGAATATGGAGCGGTGCCAGATGGGCGATGTCGACGGGCGCTTCCTAATCCTTGACCGTGAGAGTATGGAAGACCTTAACATACGCCTGAAGAAGCAGCGCAGCCCCGACTTCATCATCATCGATAGCCTCCAATACACAGGACTCAACTACAACGACTACAAGCGCCTTAAGGAGGCGCACCCAAAGAAGCTCTTCATCTTCATCTCACACGCCGATGGGGATAAGCCCTACGGCTCGACAGCTACCAAGGTGCAGTACGACGCTGATATGAAAATACTCGTACAGGGATACCGCGCCATCTGTAAGGGCCGATTCATACCCGAGGCTGGTAAGCACTACAGCATCTGGGCAGAAGCAGAGGTGAAGTACTGGGGACTAGAAACAGAAACAAATAACGAACCAACTAATAATTAAGAAATGATGAACTATCTACTTCTAATCGGATTCACCGTACTCATTACGCTCGAGATCTTCAATAAAGTCTCTGTCCGTCCTCTTGTCAAGATCATAGAGGACTTGAGGGACTTCGATAATGACCTTCTGGAGCGTCTAGAGCGTGCGCTCTTAGATTGCGCTCAGGCACGCAGTGCCCGTGCCGAATCTGAGGAAGAGCTGAGGACTTTGAGAAATGACCTGTCAAAGCTCAAGGCCGAACGTGAGCAGCTTCAAAGCGAGCTTCTTGAACAGCTCGAAAAGCGTACTGAGGAGGGAGAGTAATGGCACGCACTAACTACGCTGCATTCTTCGCTCTCTTGAAGAGCATGCCAGGCGCATCAAAGGAAGACCTCGTCCTGCAGTGGACGAACGGGCGTACAGCCTCCCTTAAGGAGATGAGCGAGCGCGAGTACACACTGATGATCCGACAGCTCCGCCAGCAGGTAGAGAACCTCGAGGAGAAGAAGAAGGCACGATCGGCTGTACTAAAGCAATTCCAGCTCTATGGAATAGACACCACCGACTGGGATGCTGTTGACCGCTTTTGTTGCAACGCTCGTATCGCAGGTAAGCCCTTCCGATACCTCACTATCCCCGAGCTGAAGTCACTCCGAGTGAAGATGCTCTCAATACGCAATAAGGCAGAGTTGAAGGGCTATGAGCAGCGCAGGGCGGCGTTAGGTGCCGAGATCACCAAAGGACAACTACCTAACTAATGACACATGGGACGAATAGACAAGGCTGCCAAGCGTCATCTTGAGCAGTCCTACCAGCAGGATATCGAGATGTACGAGCGGGAGCGNGCCGACACGGCGACGCCAGCAGAGCGAAGGCGCTATAACGCGCTCGGCTGGAAGATCGAAGCGGTGCGACAGCGCATGGACAAGCGCTACCGCGATGGAGTAGAATCACCCATTAAAATCATACAATAAGATGGAACAACAAGGAAACAAGATGGTGGAAATCACCGAAGAGCAGCTGGCAGAGTTTCAGCGCCTCAAAGAACAAGAGCAAGCACGCGCAGAAGAGCAGCGTGCCAAGAATGAACGCGAGGACTTCCGCAAGCTCTGCGAGGAGACGGTCTCCGAGACATTTGGCGAGCTGAAGGCTGCGAATGAAGCTCTCAAGCGTGCGAAGATGCGCGTCCTCTCCGCCTTCAGCTCGCTTCTGGAGCTTAAAATCTCCCTCATCGGGGGGAAGGAGCAGGGGCAGCACACCTTCCGAAACGAGCAGTGTGATCAGCGCATCACGATCGGTAAGTACAAAAAGGTCTCCTATGATGCTACTGCTGATTCGGGGATTGACCTCATTGAAGAGTCACTCGCGTCGATGGCTGATGGAGAGAAGTCGCAGAAGCTCGTGCGCATCATCCTCGACCTCCTCTCACGTGATGGCCGCGGTCAGCTTCAGGCGGAGAACGTCATCCAGCTCGATAAGTATGTCGAAATGGTGGCAGACCCACGATTTGCCCGAGGCGTGACCATCATTAAGGAAGCCTTCTTGGCCGAGTGGACACGTGTCTTCATCCGTGCCGAGGAGAAGGACGAGAAAGGCAAGTGGGTCAACATCCCCCTATCGATGGTCGAAGTATGACGTACACTCTCACACAGCAGCTCTCCCACGACGAATTGTGGGAGAGCTGGGATCCCACCCGCACCGAAGATGAAAACGGATGCCATTTGCTCGCCTTCACCCCAATGGGTCTTGCTTCGCTCCGAACAATGGGAGAAGAGCGAACGTGGATAATAGAGGTTGGTTGGTCATTTCGGAAGTTCTCCGCATCCAGCGAAGAGAAAGCGATATATATAGCTACAGAGTGCTACCGTCGAACAGAGAGAGCGGTCGTAAAAGCCTTTATTGTGGGTCTTAAAGTTAATCTCGAGAAGATTGATGAACACGGCTCCGTATATGCGGGGGGCTATATGATTCGTAAAGGCGTGGAACTTGTGGATTTCCGCCGTAACCGAGAGCTGACCGAAGAGATTCAGACTCGAGGTGTCTATGTCCTTAGCCTAAGAGGTCGGGAGTTGGGGAAAAATACTGACTACCATGTGTGGGAAGATGAGATCACTGCGGCCTTCAAGGACGAGTTGCTGAAAGCTCTTAACCTAATATAATTATAGTATGAATAAATGGTATTTGTGCACTGTCGCCTATGAGCGTCAGGGCGACGAGATTGGCCTTAGAAAGGTCTCTGAAAGTTATCTGGTGGATGCCCTCTCCTTCACGGAGGCTGAGGAGCGTATCATCAAGGAGGTAACACCCTTCGTTTCGTGCGGTGTGCTCGAAGTGGTGAACATCCGCCCGATGAGATTGGCAGATATGCTGATCAGTAACAACGGTAGCAACTACTACCGCGGGAAGGTCAACTTGATCACGCTGGATGCGAGCTCTGGGCAGGAGCGTAAGACCTCCGTGGCAATGGTGGTCAGAGAGGACTCCTTGCTCTCGGCAGCGACACTGCTGGAGTCTCACCTCAGCGAGAGCCTCTCCTCGTATGAGATCGTCAGCATCGCAGACCTCGGCATCCTCGACGTGTATCAGTATGTCGCACCTAAAGAGACGGACGTATGATTATAGCTGTTGACTTCGACGGCACGCTCTGTGAGAGTGCCTACCCCAGGATCGGAGATGTAATGCCAGGGGCGAAAAAGAGTCTCGAAGAGCTCCGCGAGAAGGGCCACTACATCATCATCTGGACTTGCAGAACAGGAGAGCTGCTTGTCAATGCGATCAACTGGCTCCTGGAGGAGGGCATCCCATTTGACCGAGTGAACGACCATGAGCCTGATAACCTCGCGATCTATGGCGATGGGGGCAAAAAGGTCTACGCCAATGTCTACATCGACGACAAGAACCTCGGAGGCTTCCCTGGCTGGTACGAGTCGATGCGCCTGCTAAGAGCTCACCCCGACTACTAAGCAGGTCTACAACGATTGAGGGGGCGTGTGGCAACAGCTACACGCCCCCTCAAGTATTTGCTGTGAGAGGTATATTGGAGGTATCTTTGTGGTAGATAATCCCCACCACATCAGTAATATGCCCAAGGGTCGAAGTAAAGAGCTCATAGAGCAACGCAACCAAAAGCTGTACCAGAGGTATCGCTACCTGCTGGATGTTCGTCGTATGCGCTACTCTGCGGTATTCGAGATCCTGGAGCAGGAATTCTTTATTGCCGAGGGTACAATCTTACATATACTTCGCTCCATTATTAACGGCAAAGATACTCCTTCAGAGGCTCCGAAGAGGGAGTTTACGGGGTTTCGTGGGCCGAGGAAGAGGGCTGTATGCGAATCGACGGAGGATCGCCAGCCCACCCTATTTGAGGGGTGATAACCTCCGAGATACGGCAGGTGTACACCTCTTGGTAGACTTTGATGCCATGATTCCAAGTGTAGAATTTGCTCTCGACGCGTGTAAGCCCCGATGACTCTGTGGTCGGACGAAATCCCTCTAGTAGCCCGTGTAGCCTTTTACGCAAGTCCTCTCGCTCAATGATGCGTCCTTCAGTGCCACTCCCACTGTGAGTGTCATCGTAGCAGTCAATGATGAGGCGTATTTTGAGGCGAGCTTCACCCATCTGGCTCTTACCAGCTAGTTCACTCCAATCAACCTGCTCAAGGTCTATCAAGACGGCTGGATAAGTGATCGGGTACATCTCTCTCCCATCATCATCGATAACCTCCAGTTGACCGTAGTCCTCGTCAACCAAGCTGAGCTCTGGTAATCCCCCTGCTACATGCTGTATTATGGGTAAAATAATATACTCCATAGTTATTCCTTGAGTGCGTTATCGCTAACCTTGTTAATACTCTTGATGATCTCTTCGTTGATACGCTCGCGTAGCTCCTTACTCTCGCCGATGAATTGACGCTTGGGCATACGCACCTTGATCATCAGCTTGTCACGTGCGCCTAGCGCTATGCGCTTCCACTTCTCGGCAGCCTCTCCTCCCTTGTCTCCTCCTGCGTGGTAGTACTGCGCCCAAAACCACTTGCGCATTTTGGGCGTGACAGTGGGGTTAGATATAAGCATACCGCCCTCATTGTGGATGCGGGCATAAGGGACGGGGTTGTAAACCAGTACAGAAGCTCTACTCGGCACTGCCTCAATGCTACTCATTAAGTGGTTGCGTGCGGAGGTGAGCGTGCGGTACTGAGCTGAGGTGCTTGACCCTCCCTCTCGCTGGGCACGCTGCCATGGACGCAAGCCTCCATCGACGAACCCCGACTGTCGGAAGTTAGCCTTATAGTGTTGCTTCGCCAGGACTGCAACCTTGCGAGGTAAGACTACATTGATCTCCTTCTCATACTCTGCGGTGAGGCGGGTAATGACCTTAACGAGTTTAGCGGATTGCATTTACATATATATTGATTATATTTGTGGTATCCCGAAAGGGGGAGGAGAGGGGTCGTAAGATTCCACTCCGATATCCACAGGGGGCTGGAGCTTGTTGCTTCAGCCCCTTATTTTATTTTGATAATCTCGCGGCTGGGGAATATCTCCAGTTCTTCGGGGGTATCCATCCAGAAGAAGTAGATCGGCTTATCCTTAAGTAGCTTCTGCGTTTTGAGGCAGGTCGTAAGTTTATCGTATGCACGTCCGCCTCGCTCCTCTAAGCGCACAACAACCGTCTTAGCTCCCTGGGAGCTGAATGCATACTTGAGCTGCTCCTCGATAGCGCCTCCCTGCTTGCCTGAAAAACACTTGATCTCACAGCTGATCCCATTTAGTAAGATATCGTAGGTTTTTCCCTGTGTTCGACCGCTCTCCCCAAGGTAGACTATTGCGAACCCATGCTTGGCCATGACCTTAGCCGTCTCCAGCTCCTTGATGAATTTCTTTCGCTCGGTAGAGTTTACCTTGCCTTCCTTGATCCTTAAGCGCTCCGTCACGACGTACCCTCCTGAATCCGAAATAAAGGTGTGCTCCCATCGGTCAAGGGGGTACTGCTCGCTGAGCTTGGCCTGGAAGATCTTAAGATCGACATGCGGGCAATTATGGCAGTCCTTGACACGATTAGAGAGGTGCTTACGCACCCACCCCTTAATACCCTTAGAGGAGTAGAACGGGCACTTGGCGCAGCTCTCGGGATAGTAAGGGTGCTTATCCGTGATGAGCCCCTTATAGGCGGGGTTTCCCTCAAGCCCGCGCTGTG